TTTATTTCTTAGTAGACTGAATTGATTAGTAAGATGTGTTAAATCAATAACACTTTGTTCACTATCAACAAACTTTTCAGCATCTCTACTGCTAAGTGTTCTGTTATAATGTTCTAAGTATTTGCGGAATGTTATAGAACGTTCCTTACGCAATTCAATATTCAGATGTTCGAGTATCGCTTCAATTTCTTGTAACTGATTAAAACGAAACTCTGTGAGGCCGGGCAGGGAGGAACTGGCTTTTTCCAGACTCCCTTTAATTTTAACTTCCCATTTAGCATCTTCAAGTTCTTTTTCATAATATCCTATAGCAGGAACTATGTTACTCAAATCCTTAACGATGTTATTATAATGGAGGGCCATAAATTAATCCCAATCCTCGTCATCATCTTCTTCACTTAACCCAATATCGAAATGGCTTATAAGAGCCGCTTTCATTACTGAGTCAAATTCATTTGCATTGTCTTCTGCTTCTGAAATGTCTACATTGTCTTCAAAAGTTCTAACTAGTTCTTCTGCTACATGTAATCTTTCCTTTGCAGGGATAAATGCTTTAATGGTATCCCAAGTGTCAAGTAATAGTGCTACCTCAGGACTCATCTGTATACTCCTCAGTTGTAGGTTCTAGAACATCAGGGTCTATATCGTCAGCAACTTCTTCTGCTACTACTGGATTTATATCCCATTCGTCTAAAATAATTTGAAGTTTTTCATTAGTCCAGGCTTTTCTGAATTCTTTAATCTCTTCACCTGTTACTACTGAAACATACTGTAATTTATTACCAACTTTAGTAAGTATACCTCTTGCTTCAAACATATCTAACATACCACTATAAGGGTCCATTCCTGTTTCGTATGGAATCTTGATCTGCACACCTTCAAAAGGTTTGCTGTATCTAGACTTCATTACTTTACAAGCGGCTCTTATACCTTGTACTGTAGAAACTTTATTACCATCCTCATCTTCTTTGAGTTTTAGTTTTTTAATTGCTACAACAATACTTGATGCATATATAAATCCTTGTCCACCTGATATCTTATCATCAGGGTCAAACATATCTTGCGATGCGTATGTGTGATTAGTTGCTACTATACCAATTGGAAAGGGAGCAATCTGGTTAACTGTGTTTCTAACTAAAGACGCTAATGCCTTTGGCTTTCTACCCATATCACCTTTCATATCACCTTTATTAAATTGGTCAACGTCTGTAGGCGTCAACAACATTCCTAAACTATCTACTACAAAAAGTAACTTAGGCTGTTCTTCATAAGGAAGATCGCCATAGTTTGCTTTATAGTCTTTCATAAATTCTGATATTGCTTTAGCAACATCGTCAATCATTGAAACACCAATTTTTAATAGTTTTTCTGGACTAGTGTCAACATCTAATGCTTGGAGCCATTGTTCGTCTAATGCATTTTCGGAGTCAAATAATACTACTTGGCATCCTTTTTGTTGTGCATTTCTAACAATGTTACCAGAACATATAAACGATTTACCAGATCCTGATTCACCTGCAAACACACTAACCTTACCTAGTGGAATACCTCCATTGAAGTCTCCACTAATTAGGTAATCTAATGTTTTGTTACCAGTGCTGATCCAATCCTTTGGGTCATGGAAGCCAGCACTAATACCTGATATGCTTTTAGTTAATCCAGATCTGAACTTTGTTAAGTCAAATGGTTTCTGCATGATATCTCCTTAACTAGATTGTCTGTTTCTAATCATATTAAGAATATCATCTGCTGACTTCTTACCTGCTTCTTCACCTGCTGGTGCTGTTGCTGGTGCTTCTGTCTGAGCAACTGGTACTGCTGGTGCAGTTTCAGGTGCCGGTGCAGTTTCAACTACTGGAGCCGCTGTTTGGGCCACTGCTTCTGCTGGTGCAGTTACAGGTGCTGTTACAGGTGCCGCTGTTTGAGCCGGTGCCACAGTTGCCTGTGTTTGTGTGCCTACGTCAAGTCCATAAGGTTTGTAAAACTGACCCCATTTTGCTGGATCGTATAGCTCACCATTTACACTTGCTTCAAACATTTCTGCAATCGCTTGTACACCTTCTGGTGTAGGCTTTGCAGGAAGGAAATCTCCTAAGTTGAATAAACCATTAGTATCAATAGATGCTAAGTTTTCTTCAGTAAGAGCAGTTTCTTTTCTTGCCCATTTTGAAGTACTGTAGTCTGCATATTGACCTTTGGTTGTTTTTGCTAATCTAAAGTCAGTACCTGCAACGTAATCTGTTGGTAGGTTTTCCATGTCTGGATCCATAAGTGCTGATTTGATTATGTTAAAGATTTGAGGTCCTATTACAAATCTTCTAATTGGATTTTCAGGAGACTCTTCGTTTAAAGGATTTTCGTTAACAAATCCTTGGAAGATATAACTTCTTTTTTTCCAATATTTTCTGCCCATGTCTTCTAGTGAAGGATCTTTAAACCAAGGTCTAACCTCACTTAATACTGGACAAGTTTCACCAGGGAACATTTCCATACAAGGAACTTGTACTGTTGTTGGCTTTGAGTCGCCTCCAACAATTCCTGGGAATGTTAATCTGATCATTTGTCGTTCTGCCCAAAAGAACGTGTTGTTTGGATCGTTATCTGGTAAGAATCTTAGTACTGTACTAGTTCCTTCCTCGATGTTCCAAAATGGGTATATTGCGTTGTCGCCTTGAGCTTTTGAATTACTACCTGGTTTTGATTCCATTGATTGTAGTTTTGCTCTTATCTCTTCTAATGATGCCATGTTTTTCTCCTATATGCCATGTTTCGTAATGCCTTCTGTGTTTAGGGCGTTACTGTTTTATTATTATACTATCATGAAGCAGAAATGTCAAGTACTTTCTGCCACTATTAGGAAAATAAATCTTCCTAACAAATTTATTTATCTGTAAATTGTTTTACTAATCTACAAAACGGTCTAAAAATGCCTCATATGACTCTGTTGGGGTCATTGGAACACTTTGTACATTGTGCTGACCAGCACTTAGTAAACTACTTTTAATTGCGCCATACTCAAATTGGCTAAGTTGTCCACCAGCATTTAGTTTACTACTAATGCTATGTAAATAATTACCTAATGTTTGGTCTTTAGCAGAGTAGCCTAAACTACTAACTTTGTGACCAAGTTGTTGACTAACAGTTTCGAATTCCATTAAGTCTGTTTCTTTAAGTAAATCTTTAACACCTTCAAAACTTTCTAATGCAATTGCATTGGTAATTTTGCTTTCAAAACTTTGCTTTCTACTTGCCATTGCTTTTAAACTATCCATAGCATTCGCTACTTTATCGTCAAAATGTGTTTCTGTAAATTTACTTTCAAGATCTATATCGTCTTGTAGTAACTCTACATTGTTATAATCACTTACTGACTCTATTGCAGTTGCGTATGATTTAACACCACTAAGTTTTTTAAATGTTGATTTAATATTGTCTATGTTTTCCATTGCTAGTGTTACAAACTCTTGATTAGTTTCATTAACTAATTTTGCGTTATTAACATATCTAACAAATTCTTTTAATTTTTTAAATTCTCTAGACATTTCTGTAATTGATTCACCAATTGCATCAAATGTTTCTCCGCCATTATGTAAATGACGTGCCATTGCTCTTGCGGCACCTAAATTGTTTTCTGCCATCTTAAATTTTTCTTCACCACGTTGTATTAGTATACTGTGGATGTTTCTGCTTCTGGCACCACGTACTTCTTCATTTACGTCTTTGTTATGCCTAACAATAATTTTAACACTATCAGTTAGAGGCTGGTAACTGGATTTTCTGCTACCAGTCATTTTACCTAAACTTGCTTCTGTTACACTTTCTATAGGATTATCTCTATTGTTTGCAAAATTTTGGTATTGATTTCCATCAACCTTGGCTGAATTTTCAACTTTACCTGATGCTGGATTTATTACCCAACCATTTTTATATAATGCTGTACCAAATACGTCGTTTAGTTCTTGTTGTTTTTGCGGATTAGTATCTAAATCTGCCCAAGCCTTAGTGGGTTTTATGCCACC